CTATTTTGAAATCCCCAAAGTATGGGAAGGTATTATAAACATCCAATTGACTTTGAACTCCTGCAATCAATTCACTTATGGTCTTGCCAGTAAAAAAGCCTGGTAGCCATGCCCCAAGAGTGGATTCTACTTCATTAAGCAGATTGGAAGTGATTTGGTTATCCGGATAGAACCCGGCATTCCATGCAGGCTGAAATCGGTAGAATGAATTAGGCATTGAGTGTGTCAATTATCATTTGAGCAGAGGTCTGAAGGACTCCGTTGATGGTAGTTTCGTTAGCTAAGAATAAAACCCAAAAATTATTGTCATCATTTACAAGTCTTACATTCGCATTAACATTACCATCTTGATAAGAATCAATAACTTGAAATAAGTTGCCATTCCAACTCAATAGGCTATTTGTAAAAATTAATTCTATCATAGAGGAGTTATAATTAATTGTAAAAATGTTTTAGTTCTTGGACTAGCTACTGCGCCTGAAACAATTAAATACTGATTTTGTGTCCAGTCTATTGTTGTAAGTGTCTGTGTTGGAGTTACATATGAAGCAATTGACCCATATCTAGTATAAGTTGATCCTGAAAATGTATCAATTGAAAATTTCCCTGAGAAATTTGGATATATTACACCTGAACCTTCAGACGAGGAAAAAATTGATGATGAACCACTAATTGAAGCAGAAGTATTAATTCTCAAATTTGTTGCAGTAGCACCTGCATTACTTCCACTTGGAATTATCATAGCAATAGAAATTGTAAAGCTATCTCCAGATGTAAAGGTATTTGCAGGAATTAAAAGTGACTGAATTAAAACTTCTGTTGCACTTGTTGTACTTGCTTGAGTTGTAGTTCTAAGAAATTTACCTGGACTTATTGGAGTTACATTAGTCCAAGTTGTACTTCCTGATCCATTTGTTGTAAGAGCATAACCAGCAGTTCCTCCTGAGTTTGGTAAAGTTAAATCCCAATCAGAACCCATTGCCTGAGACTTTATAGCTACATAATTGCTTCCACTTACTGAAGGCTCAAGAAGCCTTATCTCTCCTGCACTTGTGCCATTGCCAAAGGTTGCTATCCCAGTTACTGCCGGAGTCGTGATGGCAGGGGTTGTTAATGATGGAGATGTTAGTGTCTTATTGGTAAGTGTTTGAGTTAATGTGTCAAGGACTACATTACCACTTGCATCAGGCAGAGTAATAGTTCTATCAGCAGTTGGAGCAGTTAATTGAATGTAAGTCTCATTGGCATCGGTTTCAGACCTAAACCCTAATGCTCTTGTGGCAGACTGCCAAAACATTGTCAGGTAATTATTGATACCAGTAGGCGCAGTACTTGCATTGTGCATGTGGAAGTGACCAGTAGTATTGCTATCTCCAATTTTAGGAGTATGAGCCACAACAAAGCCAGTTGCATATTTTAATTCCGCAGCTCCGGCAAAAGAGCCTCCACTTTTATATTGGAATTCTCCGTTTGCTCCTCCTGGAGTACCTCCTCCTCCAGTGCCATTGGAAGCAGCAGTAATTCTGCCTTGGGCATCTACTGTTATGTCTGCATTGGTATAGCTATTCGGAGTTACGGCTGTGTTGGCAAGGTCAATAGTTCCTGATGAAGTTATTGTGCCTCCACTTAATCCAGTGCCTGCCGTTATGCTTGTTACCGTTCCCACTGCTACATTGCCTGAGCCAAGTAATGATGTTGAATTGACAGTCTTAATGTTAGTGCCACTTATCAAAGCATCCTGCTTTCCTGCAAATGTGCTAAAATCAGCATTGTCCAAATAGCCATCAACGGATGCAGTTGCTTGTGGAATGCTTATGTCAGGTGTTGCGCCTCCTGATGATAATAATGGAGTTGTTGCTGTTACAGATGTAACCCCTCCAGCAGTGCCACTGCTTGCAGAAGTAATTCTGCCTTGGGCATCAACCGTGATATCTGCATTAGTATAAGGACCAGCACTTACAGCTGTGTTGGCAAGATTTAAAGTTACCCCTCCACTTGTACCTCCTCCCGATAAACCAGTTCCGGCAGTTACTCCAGTTATTGTTCCTGCACCTATTCCTGCACCTACAAAGTAGCCAACAATCCTCCAATTTCCTGATCCTTCAGAGACAATCATGCAGCAGTCTCCTGCTACTACTGTCTTATTAGTTCCTCCCGGGATTATTAGGCTTGTCAAATTATAGGTCAAGGTCGCAGCAGCTTCAAACATTAAGATGAACCTTGCGCCTGCCGGACAAGTGCCAAAGGAATTGATTGTTCCTGTGCCTGAAATGTGCAAATAGTTTCCGGTTGCAGCATTTAGGTCTACTGTTGCTCCTGCTGCTAATGTTGATCCTTGATTTTCAAAGATTGCATTCTCAAGAGTTGATTTGTCCTTTTGCGTTACAAAGCTTGTAGTGCCATCGTCAAGCCAAGACCTTAAATCGGCAGGAGAAATTAGTTGGCTATTGTTGTCGGGGAAGAGTGTTGCACTCTCGGTGATTAGATTGGCTCTGTTGTAATTAGTAGGCATTAATCTCCAATTTGATAACCATCATCAAAGCCTGTGTCAAATGCTGCGCCTGTTGCTGCAAGTTGATTAGCCTGAAGAAGTGTGAACTTAGTAGTACCTCCGGAAGCATCCTCAGGTTGATTGGTGGCCTCAGTGATAAATCCCTGAATATCCAAACTGCCTGAAGTGAGCCTGACTTTCCGGTATTGCTCATCTTGGCTCAAAGTTAAGAAATCGCAGAGACTTTGCGGATAACTAAATTCAACACCGATAGGCTTGAATAAATAAACTACCTCTGATGGCCTGATAAATGTTGGATCAATGTTTCCATTCTCAAAAAGTGTGCATTCATCACAATACTGCTGGCATGGCTCAAGAGCATCTGAAATGTAACTGCTATAAGTTGTTTGATATTCTCCAACCTGAAACTGAAGCTTCGGATTAGTAACGCCATAGGTGTGCATGCCAAGAACCTTCCACCATCTAAGTGCAATCCTTGCCGGAGTATGGAAAATGTTGTAAAGGTTATTTAAAGGACTACTTGAAAAGTTAATCAAATTACTTGGCAGGCTAACAGTTCCAGGAAGGAATGTAACTGCCCCAGTTGCTTGTGGTAAATTAAAGGCACTGTCTTGGACAGTTGCTAATTCAATGGTTTGTCTGTTAAGCCAAATAATAAATGTCTCATAGTCATTAGGCCTATCTGATGTAGCACCTCCGAAACTAATGTCTGATAACCTCCTGCTAAATTCAATTGCATAACCTTCACCTATTATCTCCGTCCTGATGTCAAGCTTGCCTGATGAGTTTTCGGCCATTGCCCTATTATTAACAAAATAATTCCTATCGGTGTGAATTGCAAAAGTTCCTGATAGTTGGATGTTCTTCCATTTTTCCGTAAATCCCAACTGGATAGCATTAGCAAGCATATCAACCTTAGCCATTGATGTCACCTCTCCAATGTTGTTAAAGGTTTGGCTGATGATATTCTGATAAAAATATTCTCTTGGCTCAACTCTAATCTTCCATTCTGTCCCAGTCCATTCAAATGCCCATCCGAGGCAGAAGATTCTATCAAGTGCCTCAAAAGTCTTTTTCCATGTTGTGGATAAAGCACTTAGCCCTTCTTGATTTTCTCCTTGTCTTATTCTTATGCCATTGGTCAAGGCATTATTCCAATAGCAACCGCCATCAGCCTCACTAAACACATCTGATAGCAACTTATTATTGCTACCAGTCATCATGTAGATTGCTCTCTTAAGCCATTGCTCAATTGTTAAGCAGTTGGCAGTTGAGGCATATTCTCCTGAGTTGATTTCGTTTAAGTTTATAGTGTAGCCTTTTTCAATATCAACAGTAACAGCAGCAGTGACTGTACTATATGTGTTTTGGATAAAGAAAAGAGAGATGGTATAGCCAACAGGAATAGAAATTGAGCCTGTATAGGTATTGGTTATATTAAATACCTGAAGTGGAAGCAAATCAACTATTTCAAGGTTTGTGAAGCTTACAGCAGTATTCCCATTTAACAATACAAAAGCTAAAGCCTCTTGAATGTTTCCTCCGCTATCATTACTTGTAAGAGTGAAATCAATGGTTACCTCATAGGTTAAGGTTCTTGTAATTGTGCTATTGTTTTTAAAAATAGGAGTGGTTTCCCAGTTAGCCCCTGTAACAAAGATTACATTAGTATCAAATGCACTTCCATAATTATTAGTAAAGTCCTTCTGCTGCCAATAAGTTGGCACAACAGCAAACCTCTGAGCAATTGCACCAAGTGGGCCATTGTAAGTGTAGGTAGAACTATCTGCTAAATTCTTGCCATTGGATTGAAGATATAGGTCTTGCCTGTGCAGTCTTATTTCTTTTTCGGTCAAAGCAGCAATAGCATCACCATTTAGGTCTTTAATTGCTGTTAGGTCAATGTCTACATCCTGCCGAGCCTTAAACTGCTCCCTGAATGAGTCATCAATAATGCCAACAGTTATCTCCCAGCTATCTGTGTCGCATACATTATGCTCTTGATAAATGGCAAGGTTAAGCATGCCATCAAATTGATAAGGCTGACCATTGTAGCCTACATCTGAAGTAATTTGGATGGTTATTTCGGCATTAATAAAGTATTGGTCATAAAGAGCCTTAATTAAAGTAGCTCCTCTCTCATAGAATCGCATCTCTGTGGAGAATGGCTGATCTATGCCATGTGATTCCATCCTGATGGCTGTGAACTCAATGGCATCCCAGCCAATAGGTTCTTCTACCTCAGTGTTATTAAGAAAAAAACTCCATCCTGCCATGGTTCAAATTTAGGCAAAAAAAAGGGATAGCAATGCTACCCCTCTTTCCTCTATCTAAACCAAACATTAATTCTCTGACCTAAACCTATTGTTAAGAATCTTAGTTGTCCTTCTTGGTGTTCTAATGAACTTCTCAAAGCCTCTCTCGTCCATGTTGAGCTGAGTGATGGGCAATCCTTTTAGGATGCTTCCAAGCTCATCCAGTTTGCCAATCATTGGGCTACTACTGCTTGCCTGTCTGCCCGATTGCATACTGCCCCAATAAACCTCCTGCCTACTTAGTGCATGATTAGGAATTACTTGAGAGCCTTTAGGTAAGTCCATCAGAGTAGCAGTTGGTGGAGTGAAGTAGACCTTACCGGATTCAGTAACTACTTTCTCAACACCTCTTTCTCCAACCATTGCCTTACCTCCTTTGAATGGCTTGCCTTTAGTTCCTTCTGCGAACTCAGGAACAGGCTGAGCTGCAATAAGTCCAAGTTGAGCTGCTGCAATAAAGCCTGCAAGTACTGCTGCTGGAGGATTCGAAACAGCATATTTCATAACCTCTTGAGCCAACTGAAACATTACTCTTGCAGCAGCAGCTGCTTGATCTGCTCTGAACTGCTTTAATTTTAACTCCTTCTCTTTTTCATTCTTCTGCTGAGTAAGCTCATCAATCTTTTGTTGATTCCCATCTGCCAGCCTTACTTCTTCATTATACTTTTTATTGAGTAGAGTTATTTCCTTGTTTGTGTATTGCTGGTACAAATCAAATGCCCCAAAAACTAATGTTTGAGTAAGTTCATTTGCTTTTTGCTCCACCTGAGCCTTTCTATCCTCTGCTACTTTTTTTAATCTAACTTCTTCTGCTAATCCTGCCTCATAGTCTTTCTGCCACTTTTTCATTTGGGCAAGTCTCTTGTCATAAAGCTTTTGATCCTCTTCAGCCACAGTATTTTTTACTGTTCTTGTGGTTAGAAGTTCTTTGTCAGCAGCATCCTCATAATCTTTGGCTGCCTTATCCCTTTGAAGTTTGGCAACATTAACCTCATTTTCACCTATGCCTATTGCTTTTTGGCTATATTCTTTCTTAAGATTATAGACTGCCTCTTGGTAAACCTTTTCAGCACCAATTTCACCCAACTTATCATTCCTAATTTGAGCCATCAAGACTTGCTGCTGCTTCTCAAGCTCAAGAATCTTTAGCCTACTTTCATAAGCCTTCTTATCAGCCTTAGCCTGCTCATCAGCAGCTTTCTTTTGCTCAGCCAAAAACTCAGCAGTAACCTTGACAGTCTTTGCGATATTGTCATTCCTAAGCTTTATCTGCTCATTGATGGCAGCATTTTCTCCCTTGTAGACTGCTATTTGCTCAAGGATAGGCTTAAGCCTTTCTTTTTCTAAACGAGTTCTCTCTAATATAAAAGGGATATCAGAAGCACCCTCTTTTTCAATTTTTTTATTAAGCTCAGCCGCTTCTATTTCAAATAACTTTAAATCTTTTAAATTTTTCTTTAAGACATTCTCAAGCATTTGGTCGGTCATTGTCTTAGTTTTAGACTGAAAGCCTTTGAATGCATTAAGTTCTGCCTGCTCAACATCCTGCGCCCCTGTTGTGCCTAACTTAAATAGCTTATTTATGTCATCCATAAAGTCAGCAGTAACTTGAAGTGCTGCTGTTAGTGTAGGTTTTAACAGAGTGCCAATTGAGTTCAAAAAGCTATCCCAAGCATCTCCCAAGTTATTAACCTTACCACCTAAAGTGCCTGAAACAGCAGCGGCAGCACCAGCAACACCTTCATAGTCTCCAAGAGATGTAATATATTGCCTAATTGCCTCATTGTTAAACTTGACCTGTGTTTCTACACCCTTAAAGCTAAACTTAACCTGATCCCCTGATTTGCTTGCCCTAATGCCAAACTCCTTGAGCCTCTCAAACTCTCCAGTCTGAGCATCAATAATTGCTTCAGTCAATTGGTCAAATCCTTTTCCAGTAGAACTTGCTAAATCACCAAGCTTTCTAAGTTGATCGGTAGTAGGTGTAAAACCTTGGTTAGCTAATTTTACAAAGGATGCAGTAAGTTCCTCAACTGCAAAAGGTGTAGTCTTAGCAAACTCTTTAATTCCTTCAAGAGCAAGTGATGCCTGCGCCCCACTGCCCAAAGTATTCTTAAGGACTGCACCAAGCTTCTCAAAGTTAGCAGTAGTATCAAACACAGCCTTAGCAAAGCCAAGCACAGCAGTCACTGTGAATGCTCCTGCAATGGCTGGCCCAAGACCACCTAAGCTCTTACTAAAGCCTCCAACACCTTCTTTGCCCTTATCAAAGGCATTGCTTAGTTTATCTCCTGTCTCGCCTGCCTTCTTTCCTGTGTTGCCTAACTCGGTGTTAAGCTTCTTCATTGAAGCAATAGCATCCTGCTCCTCCTGAGTCAGCTTATCAAAGCTGGTGGCTGCCTTCCTTAGCTCAGAGTCATCAATGACATACTTAATTTTTATATCGTTACTTGAGATTGCCATGTTCTTCTATTTGTCACAAAGTTAATATAAAAAGCCCCCCAATTTGGGAGGCTCTTTGAACTTAAATGAAACACATAAAAAAAAAGTATCTTACTTCTGACTCCTCTTAGACTTCTGCTCAGTTATCCAAGTTGAATAAATCAGATAGTATTCATAGACTGGCCTTTCGACCAGGAATTTAATTCTTTGAGCATCTCCAGCTGCGATTCTAAAGACTTCACTAAATCTTTGTCTGTGCTGTCTGATGATTGAAGTGAAATAATATGTTTCAGGAGGTTTAGGCTTTGTATTGTTTCGCCCTGCAAATAAGTCTGGAAATT